CAGTTTGAGTACTTTGGGCAGTAGTGTGTGTGACGGGTTGCGCCAATTGAGTCTCCTCCGCAGCAGCATTTATTATCTCGGTCGTTAGCGTTTCCTAGCAGCTTTAAGTCTCTCAGCACTGGGGCATTGCGGTCAAGCGTAAAAACATCTTTAGTACTATTATAGTGCTTAGCGGTCAGCTTGCTCTTTTCAGCGAGCATCTCGTAAGCAATAGGCGACATGTTGTCGAATGTAAGGTCCACAAGCTCGGATGTCGCCCAAGTCACTACACCACGTTGTCCGTAAAACTCAACTTCATCCCCGACCTTCATAGTGAGTCCTCACCGGCCAGCACGTATCGACCACCTACGAAATCCATGGTGACTTCCTTCCGTTGCGCAATCTTAGTGGCCTTTTCTAAGAATGTCTTCAAACTGTGGGCTCCTTTCGCTTTATTGCAGAAGTTACAGCATGGTACGACATTGCCCACAACGTAGTCTCCGGCGTTGTCGACGCGGTCTATGCCGTTGTACGCGAAGCAATCGGCCCACGATTTTTGAGTATTTCCTGGAGCGTCGCCACAGTAGACACAGTTAGAGAAAATCAAACTCTCAAATTCCTCGCGGCATAAATAGAAATTATAGCCCCGCTTAACCGCGTGTTCCTTGTATTTGGCTATAAGTGTGTTTACGCCCGAAACCCTCGGTCCTTTGTAACAAGTGTCGAATTTGATCTTGCCTTCCTTGGCATCTTTTCTGAGGCACCCGCAGGATTTAGAACCGCCGCTTCGAAGATCACTGCCGCCCCGGATAGCTCGGTTTCCACAGGAGCATACACAGTGCCACCGTGTATTTCCGTACTTATCAGACCCGGCTTGGGTCGTAACTGTAAGTCTACCGAACACCTCCCCAGATAGGTCGATCTTTCTCACAGACTGTCTTCCCCCTGTACTATGTAACGTCCCCCGACAAAGTCGCACGTAACCTCGCGGCCAGTAGTCCCGAAGAATCGGTCTTTATGCACCTTAAACTTTGTAGTGAGCGTCTCAAAGTCCGGCTCGATTTCGATCGCTAGGAATGCGTGGTTGAACAGCGTCTTGTCGTTCTGCACCCGTGAAGCGAAGTCTGCTCCGTCCGCCCCGTCCTTAAGTTGGACGAAATCGAGAACAGGTACGCCGTGCTTTTTACCGTAGTCCTTAAGGTAAATTCCCAGACGCTTAGAAACCTGGAAGCTCTCAGACTCTGGTTTAAGCCTACTCTGAGTAATGCATTGGTGGTAGTCAACGACCACAAGGCCAACCTTATCGCAAGCCGCTGTTTCAAGGACTGAAATAACGTCTTCTTCGTAGGACATATCGAACTTGCCATCTTCTACGACCTCCACACGGGGGATGATGAACTCCTCGATGCACTGCTCGACTGCGCGCTCCTCTTTCGGGCTGAACGATCCCTTGGAAAGTTCGATGTAGTTTAGCTCCAGAAGAACGCACGCAGTACGCTCATAAACCGCGTCAGTAGCTTCTTCGTTTGAAACAATAATCGCCGTCCTATCGGGCACGGACGAGAGGAAGCCCGCAAGGACGTTAGAGGCTGTGGTGGACTTAGCCCGCCCCGACTTAGCACCCACGACAATGAGTCCCTGCGAAAGCCACAGTCCGGGCAGGAAAGATTTGCTAATGAAAGGCACTCGGTTTTGTCGGATGGTTCGGCGGACACCTCTAGCAATCTTATATTGCTCGACCCGAGCCTCAGTCGTCTTTTGCTCATATATACGTCCTGTCCTAATCTGCCCGGGCGTAATCTTCTCGAACGCCGCCACGGCTTCCTGTGGTGTTTTAACGCCGTCTCGGATGTCGGTTACTACTGATGCTATTAGCGTTTTTACTTCGCTCATGGTTTTTTTGCTTTCTTGTAGCTGCCCGCGTTCTTCTTAGGTACCGTACCAAATGATCCGTGAATACCGCCGTGCGCAGTAGGGGACGCGAAGATGTCCGTGCTTTTACACGAGGGGCACTGGGTTGGGATGTCAGCTTCTACCCGGATTAGGTGCTCACTAATATCCCCACAATTGCGGCATGCGTAGTCTCGTAATGGCATAATCAACCCTCCCAACGGCTCATAGGGCCGCTTGCTTCTGCTTTCAGTTTCACACTCAACCCGATCTCCTCACCCACCGCGCTCATCGCTTCGAGGAGGATTTTTTCCGCTTCTTCCGCGTGCTCTGCCCTCGCTTGGATGACGATTTCGTCGTGGACCGTGAAGAGAGAGCGCCCGATAGAGCGAGCACGGAGTTGTTGATCCGCAAGATAGAAAGCTCGACTAGTGCAATCGCTTCCAGTTCCCTGCACGAGTGCATTCCAAGCTTGTCTGTAGGCCGAATCCCAAGCAGGTCTCTTGCGCGCCTCAAATCTTCTACGGCGTCCGAAAGGCGATACAATCGGTTCGCCACGATCGACCTTAGCGGCGCATTCGTCCATGATACGCTTTTGCCCCGAGTATGTTTCCCAGTACTTGTCATACGCTTCCTTCCCTTTTTCGTTACTTACGCCGAGCACCTTCGCGACCTTGAAGTGCGAGCAGCCGTACTGCATTCCGAAGTTTACGGTTTTGGCCAAATTGCGCGGAATACCGAGAGACTGTGCCGTAATGTCGTGTTGGGATGCTCCTTCATTAACGATTCGAAGAAGGTTTTTATCTCCGGTAAAGTGCGCGCTGAGACACACTTCAAGTTGGGAGAAGTCAGCGGATACCAGTACACATCCCGGATCGGGAGTAAATATACCGCGTATACCGCCATCCCTGGGCATGTTTCCCATGTTAGGATTTGAGTGAGAAATTCGTCCAGTTGCGGTTCCGGCAACGTTGAAAGAAGGGTAAATTCTTCCCTCAACCATTCTCTCCAGAGTGCCCTCAATGTAGGTTCCATATATTTTTTGGTGCTCACGGTATTCGAGGATGAGTGGGATTACAGGATGTCGGTCTTTAATCTTTTCCAGACTGTCGTAGTCCGTGCTTACGGCTTTTGTTTTCTCGTTACGTTGCTCGGGTAGGCCCAGCTTGGAATAAAATAGCGTTTGGAGCTGTTTTGCGGAGTCGAAGCTAAAGACTGGTCGAGCGACTCGACTACGTCCTGCAGGTGTTTTTCGTTTTTCGATTTCTCGGACCCAGTCGTCGCACTCGATGACCGAGATTTGATCCGCCACCAAGCCGCGCATCTGAGGAAGAAGCGACTCAATCTTAGTGCGTAATTCGACTCCCTTTTGCATGAGGTAGTCTCGATCGACGGCGATTCCTGCGATTTCGGTATTAAGCAAGCTTCGTTGCAGGGAATGGACGTGGGAAACGAGAGACTCTGGCACGCCTTCTTCTCGCAACCCGTTGACCAACAAATCATGCAAACTTCGGGTGTAGGATACGTCTTTCGCATTGTATTCCGCGAGGACATCGCGTGGAGCTTCCTCGGCTTTTTTATACGTGCTCCAGAAGGTTGTTTTGTAATCGTCATTGAAATATCTCAGTACCAACGGGCCAAGCCCGTGCTCACCATTCTCGTCCAAGAGGTGAGACAAAATGAGAGTGTCACTATACTCAAACCCCTGAGCCAAAAATACTCCGGCCCAAGCCAGATTCCGAAGATCGAAGCTAGCGTTATGGAAGACAAAGTGAAGGCCCTTTGGCGCGTCGTTAAGTTCATGCAGCATCTCCGGCCCGAAAAACGCAACGTCGTCCACAGTCGGGCCTGTTACTGCGGCGCTGATGATCTTATCGGTTCTCGATAACCCCGTCGTCTCTATGTCGAGTGCAACGGTGTCTTGGCCCTCTTGTACTGTGTCCTCTAACCACTCGCGCAGAGAGCCCGGCGCAGTGAGTTCCGTAATACGTATCAGAACCTTACTCCAGTTTCGATAAGCGCGTAATCACGTCCGCGATTCGGCTGCGCAAGACCCGCGCTTGAAATATGACTGAGCAGTACCGCGACGAACGTCATGCGATCCCGAATCCCGATCCCCGCATCAGTACAAAACTGACCGTGCCCACCTAGAAGAACGTCCGTAGCGCTAATCACACAAGGTCCCACGAACGCCTTAGCAAAGAGCCCCGTATCTGGGCCGGGCGATGTTCCGACCTGGAACTTTGCAAGGGCCGCTCCGCGCTTACCGCCCCCTCCGTTCTCGACGTAACCGCCAAGCTCCTGCGCAAAGTAAATCCCGTAGAACTGGTACGCCTCACGCCTAAGCCCGAACATCTTTGTCGTGCCAGTCGGCTGACCATCACGCAGTCCAGGCCCAAACCGCACGGAGTAGTCCGCAGCGCGTGAGTGACTCGTAACGTAAAACAGCACAGTAAGGGCGATCGTCCAGGCTACTAAGTACATCTTATAACGCATGACTAGCTCCGTTAAAGAAGCCCCGAGGAACTCACCATGAGTAACGTCTCGGGGCCGTGGTTGCGTCCTGGCAAGGGCGCTCGAAATGAATCGGGGCGTCTCTAGACCGCAGGCCGGAATCTATCCGGTGGCCGTCTGCACAGGGATTCGCACCCCGACCCCGAACTTATTAAAGTGAGTCGTCGCCTTGTGCAAAACTCGCAGCAGGAGCGCGTTGTCCGTTCTGCTCAGCCATACGCGCACGTTCCTCAGCAAGCAGGTCCGGCGTCACGGCTTCGAGGAAGTAGTCGGGGAACTTATCCCCCTTCTGCGCCTTCGTCTCAGCGCGAGTAGCTTTCACAGCGAGCTTACCGCCCACAGCAGCTTGGATCGCAGCGCACGCTTTGTCCGCGTTTTCCTGCGTGATGATCGCACTGCGGGAGTTAGCGCCCGAGGTGGTGTAGAGTCCGAATACAGTGAGCGGAAATTTACGAGTTTCATTAGCCATTTGCGAGTCCTTCTAGGTTAGTGAGCAGGTCCTTAGCTTCCACGTCGTCTAGCCCTGCCGTGCTGTCCGCGCCGTACTTTGATTTCATGTCCGCTTTCAGCTCATCCAGCGTCTTGAGCCGCTTCGCGATCACGACTTTACTCATCGCCGTGATGCGCTTGTTCAGTGCTTCTCGGTTCGTTTCGCTAGTAGTGCTTCCGTGACCTGGGGGCTGCGGTCCGTTGCTAACCGTCTGCGTAGGTGCGGGCTTCGGAGCGAGCGCAGCCGCTTTCGGTGCGTCTTCGATGTACTCATCGCTCTTAGTGTATAAAGCTAAGCCTAGCGACATACCGAGCGACTTCGCACAACGCTTGAGAGCGTCGGTGACTGCTTCCTTCGTCGCGAGTTCATGCGGCTTACCGGGGTCAGTCTTATCCGTACCATTACCAAAGCCCACGTCGGTGATGCGCTTCGCCTGGGTGCCGTCTGGGAACTGAACAAAAAGCTGTACCGTAGCGACGTATGAGGCCGACTGCACGGGTCCATACTTCCCGTCAAGTTGACCGCTGTGCACGTTCCGGAGTTCTGACACGTCGTAGGACCAACCCTCAGGGCCGAAGATCTTGTTCATGCGGTCGATGACGTACCAGCCTTCAAGGTACGACAGCGCCTTGGTGCCACCCCCCTGTCGCAAGGCAATGGCGTTACGCGGAATGTTTGCGTCTAGGTCGGTTAGAATCTGCTCTTTAGTCCTGCTCATTTAACTCCTTTACGAACTTTTTAGCTTCCGTGCTAATCTTACGCATTATTTGTTTGTCTTCTTCTACAGGTATTAGGTAGTTGTCCCCTGTAACATCATCTCTCATACATAGAAAGGCTACTTCGGGTTTCGCTACCAACATTTGCGTTAGTATTTGTACTAGATAAGGTTGCCATACCTCGTAATTACGTGCAAGCACTAATTTGCTCTCTGCCGTACTATTTTTCGTCTCGACCAGTACGCGGTACTCCGCATTCCAGCAGTCAATAGATGCTAAAATCCCCGCCTTCTCATCGAGCATCACAACTGGCTCAAAGCGCATACCGAGCTTTGCTTCACACCATGCGCGTAGTTCCACTTCCACAGCGTGGCCACGGTCGAAGATGGCTTGTGTCGTCGGGGACACGGGCTTATCGACACCAGTCCGCTTCTCGGCAAGCAGGCGCTTGCGAGAAGAGAACGCGCCTTTGACACCGAGAATGGATGGCATATCTGACGCTGTAGCCCAGCGCCTACGCTCTTCCTTCCAGAGTTCGGAGCCTTGAGGCAGGTCTAATATTTTCATCCGTACAACTTCTCATCATGGCGACCGCTACCGGGTTCTCGCATAGTGCTAAGAGCCTGTTCTGGGTTAAGCCCGTCTCTAGTGAGCCGCTGTCGGATAATTCTCCCCGGTATTCCGGTCTCACGGGACCAACTCATAAGTGACTGGGTTTTACCAAACGCGGTTAGGTAAATCGTAGTTGTCTTATTATCCATTTGCTCCGACATGGTAGCCCACCTACAATTACTAGGGCCGTAGTCCCCGTTAACGTCGATTCGATCTAGGGAATGCTGGCGCGAGGGCTTCTCTCCCATATCGGAAAGAAAAGCAGAAAACGACTCTTTCCAAGATTCACAAACCCGTATACCCCGGCCACCATACTTTGGGTACCGTATTACGGACGGGTCGTAGCAACGCTTCCGCATCTCGATCCATGAGATATAGGTTGGTGTTCCAGTATACCCATGGCGCTCGCGTGTGTCCTTCGACTTGATCGGTTTCCGTATGCCTCTCATGCTTTTTTGCTTAAAATAATAGTCGTGTGCATGTAGTAAGGGATGGCCTTACCCATCATTACTCCGAGTTCCGGAGTTGAGACCTCGTGCCCACGTTCCCTAAGCCCTGCTTGAATAGCATTAGCTACGTTCGCCATGATAGGGCAGTAGTGCTCACAGGACCCTTGGTGTTTCTCGACCACGAACCCCACCTCGTTTAAATAACGTTTATGTAAATCGAAATCGTAATGTCTGATATGTTCGATTGTCCAATGCTGATCGAACATGCTACGAATTCTTTGATGGTGCTCAAGGTGATGAGTAATCCACTGGAAATTAGGTGTACTAATTACATAGATCCCATCTCGTTTTAAGAGCCTCTTTGCTTCTTTGTGGACGATTCGGAGGTCCCACAGATGCTCAGTACATTCCGATGAGATGATCGCGTCGAAGTACTTCTCAGGCCACGGGTAGGGTGGCTTCATGAGGTCGTGTGCAACGGCCCGGTCCTCGTAGCCGTTCGCCTGTCCGTTACCGTCGTAGGTCGTTTCGCGGCCCAGACGAGTAATTGCACGCTCAATGTTAATATCAACCCCGTACCACTCAAACTCAGGCATAAGCTCCGCGAAGATCGCGTCCCCACATCCGATATCGAGCACCTTCGCTCCCGGTTTAAGCTCAGCACGTAGCCACTCACAGAACACAAGCATTCTGGACGTGTGCTTTACCGATTCTCCGGTGTACGAGTTAGTACCCATTCGGTCGTAGTACGATTTGTAGTATTCCGTGTCGTTTGAGATTTCACTCATCCGAATCTCCCACTAGGACGGGCAATCCCCATTAGCTCGACTTTCTTGTCCATGATTTCTTCCCACGTTAAATGCCCCGGGTTCTCCCAATCCTCGCAAATGCGGTACTGGAGATCGTTTCCTAGCCCCCGAAACTGAATGGAATCCCCGTTGCATTTAGCGCACTCTTCCCGCTCTTCACTCATGGTCCACAATCTCCTTAATGTAAGCAAACAGCGCCTGTACCCGCGACAACTGCGGCACGGTAAGAGCCGGGGTCGCGGCTTGAATAATATCCCCGATCTCGCACGTTACCTTAGCCACGTCTTTCGACCCCGCAACATACGCCGCAATCACATCGTCCTTAGCTCCCTGCGACTCCTGCACAGACATCACAGTCCGATTCGTACTTGTGAAATCTCGTACTTGTTTCTTAAAGCTCATATTCCCATTTCCTTCTTTAAGACACATTGTTCAGTCCACAGGTCCTCTAGTGTTCTGGTCTTACTCTGTTCATCTAGAAACTGTGTCGTAATATGTCTTGTGTCGATTTGCTTCCATTCAACCTGGCAAGCAATAAGAAATAAGGTAATCATGCACCCTCCTTAAGTATCGCGATCAGTGCGATTGCCTTCTTTGCCTCTACGTCCGTTAGCTGTCTCTCTTCGCTACGGGACAGATAATGAAGACCTTCCGTGGTCAAGATATCGCGATTACGCCGAAGCATTACTGTCGCGATAGTGCACAGGTCTGCCGGTTCCTTGCGCTTTGGTGGTTTAATATGTCGTACCGGAAGTGGTGGGTTCTCTTCAAGGGTGCTTAGGGGCTTAAGTTTCATGTATTAAACTCTACAGAACCCGGTACAAAAGGCAAGCAGATATTTATTTTTAGTACCCACTATCTTTCTGGTTGAAAATATGATATATCTAGTATTGCGTAGTTAAGTGCCCCCCTAGCTACGCTCAGGTTTCACATATTAGTACTTAGCGAACTCGCTTAAAGAGTGAGCGATACACGAATAAATTCGAATTAAGTTGACTTCTTAAATACAACATGTATCATGTATTTAGGAGATCCTAATGAACATTATCCAATATGTTAGACATAACAAAGTTACACTCGGAGTACTTGTCGCGGTATTGTCCTTTACTGCTTATAAGCTGACCCCACCGAAAACTCAAACACTGAGTCGTAAATCCATCGTCAAGGTACTCAACCTCGCAGGTAACGGTGGCGGGACCGGTTGGGTAGCCAATTCCGGCGGTAAAAAAGTCATTGTTACGAATGACCACGTGTGTGGCGTTGAATTCGGTGGGTTTGTGCGTATCGAGGATGATGACGGACAGCCGTCAATTAAGCGTATTATTAAACGCAATTTTACTCGTGACCTTTGCTTAGTTGAGGGTGTAGACGCTCCTGCGCTTACGATTGCAAGCAGTCCAGCTCGAATCGATGATACTGTTAAAGTACTCGGTCACCCGGGTCTTCGTCCTACCGCCCCAGCGTCCGGGACCTATACCGGTAACGGTATTGTGCCTATCGGCTTTGGTGCTGATCCTGCTGGTGCCTGCCCAGATGGGTCGGAAGCTATTCAATCTATGTTTGGTACGTTCTGCGTGCTGGTTATGGAGCTAGGATACACTACTGTACCTATTATGCCAGGTAACTCTGGAAGCCCTATTACTAACGCTGATGGAGAAGTGATCGGAGTCATTAACTCCGCCGATAGCACGGGTAATCAGGGAATGTTTATTCCACTTAATTATCTGAAGGATATGTTAGGTGACTGAGCAAGACACGGGCATGATCTTCGGATTAGGTGTCCTACTCGGGGTGGGTATTAGTGCACTAGTAAGCTTTATAGTGGACTTTCTTAATCATGAGTGAATATCTTTACGAGTGTAGGTACTGCGGTAAGCACTGGGGTGGTATGTACAGAGTACATGACCCAGTGTGTTCTAAATGTGGTAGTGAAGGTGATTACTACGTTAAGACTAGCCGGGTCGATAGATCAGACATCTTTGGTTACGAAGTAGAGGAGAAGAAGCTTGGCGAAAAACAAGGATATCCGGTACATCGACCCGATAGTGATTGATGAGGTCCTGACTCGCCGGGTTGCTGTGCTCGCGATTAACAGCGCTTCGGTGCCTGATATTATGAAGCAGCTAGCGCTTAGTCGTCAGGCTGTGGAAATGATCCAGGCGTCCCCTAAGTACAAAGAAGTCGTTGTGAAGGCGGGTGAAGAGGAAACGAGTAAAGCTCTGGCTAAGGCGAAACTCGACCTTACCCGACTCAGCAGCAAGGCTGTAAAGGTCGTAGAAAAAGCTATGGATAATGCGCTAGACGGAACGGGCTCTATGCGTGAGGGACTTGGTGGAGCACAGTTAGTGCTTAAGGCAGCAGGTATACACGAGACCGAGGAAAAAGCGTCTGATAGTGTGATAAACATCGTCCTACCGACGGGTGTAGAACAGCAGGTAACCTATGCAGTTGAAAAAGAAGAATCCGAAGGATCTTAGTTTTATTCTCGGTTGTGGGGGTACCGCTAAGGGCGTTGGGCAGTTCATGGGCCTTGGTGTGCTCACGCTTCAGAACATGAAAAAGTCCGGGGCTATCGGCTCCGCTGTAAATAAAAATAATACCATCCCCGGCACTGCATCCATTTACTTCGCTAACGACGAAGCTGTTGCCGCGCTAGTTGTTGAACTCACTAAGATGCGTATTGATATGGCAAAGTTCGTTAAGGGAATTCACACCAAATCAAAGAAGCTAGGAATCACATTTAATGCCTCAAACAATAACCCCACTAGACGTATTAACGAGCGGAAACAAGCACCCAGACCGCGAGCAAAGCGATGAGTGCACTAGTGCTGTCCGCATTGCGGCCTCTGATCTTGCTGAACGTGTGTCTAGGCTCGTTGATAAACTCGGCGTTGTTCCTGACATCACGAGCGGCTTTCGGACACGCTCGGCTAACAAAGCGGCTGGAGGTTCTAAGAATTCGGCTCACTGCGAAGGAAAGGCGGTAGATCTTGCAGATCCTAAAGGTGCGCTCGCTACTGCTATTACTTCTGACCCTGGTTTACTTGTCGCTTGCGATCTTTACTGTGAAAACCCTCAATTTACAAAGGGATGGCTCCACTGCCAGTCCCGTCCGACTCTTTCTGGACGAAGGATATTTACCCCCTAATGGCGCGCAAGATTAAGTACGAAATCTCAACGAGTTTTGATTACTCACATGTCATGATTGAAGTCTCCACCGATGATGGAGAACTAATCACGCCTGAGGAATTGGATACTGTCCTCCTCGAAGCGGTGAAAGAATACTCCGAACTGGATCTCGGGTCGGAGATTCACTAGTGAAGGGCTACCTCCAACTAGAGTTCTTCATACTCGGCAAAGAATGGACACTCCGCGTCCTGTCCGAGAAGTATTTCAAGAAGAAGAACGGTAACGCAGCCGCAGCCGTCACCAAGGTACACAAGCGACGCATTGAGCTACGCCCTAAGTTCTTAGACCGGGAAACCATCGTTCACGAGCTATTTCACGCGTACCTCTCTGAGATGTGCCTTCACAGCACGAACGAGCTTACTGTCGCTGACATGGAAGAGATCTGCGCCGAACTCATGGCGAAGCGTGGGATTGAACTACTCGCTAAAGCGGATTGGGTTGAAGAAGAGATTGCTTCGGCGTTACAAAGACCTAAATAAAAACCCCGGATACCTTTCGATACCCGGGGCCTAGTCGTCAACGTACGATTTCCAGCCCCGTGGGTAAGTGCCGACTAGTTCTGAATCCCGCAATTCAAGTATTCTGCTAGTCTCAGCAGCAGGTCCCGATCATCTTTTAAGGTACCTAAACAGAGGTTGCACCGAATACATAACAAACCCCGAATTTTACCTGTAGCGTGGCAGTGGTCGACGGCCAGGTTACGAGTAGTCCCGTAGCGCTTATCTTTACTTTCTTCGGGTTTATAGCAAGCAGCGCATACCCCACCCTGAGCACTAAACATCTTATCGTATTCCACTAAGCGGTCTTCTTTCGATAAGTCCGGCCAGTATTTATACAGTGTATGGGCGTGCATTTCTCGACGGTACATCCGTCTCTTGTCGTTGGACCTAGAGAGGTAAGCCCTATACGCTTCGGGGTTGGCTTTTTTGGCGGCGGCCTGCACCTTAGAAGAACACTCTCGACACTGGGGGTTCATGCCGTCACCCCGACTCTTGCATTTCCCAAATGCCGAGAGCGCCTTCACTTCTTTACAACGAAAGCAGTACTTGCTTAGTTGGTTACGGTGCAATTCAAACCCACGACAAAGTTACAGCTCGCGTTAATTCCGTTTGATCCGTAAGTTCCTGGGGGCATCTCGGTAGAAAACCCACCATTCGCTGAATAGGTGCCATAAAGAGTTTCACCGATACAAAAAGCAATCTCAACGAACTTGCTTGGATATGTCGTTACTCCAGGGCACAGTTTAACAACTGTTACCGGAGTAGCGTCAACGCCGGGCTCGCCTTGAGGACCCGTAATTGATTGCCCATCTTTGCCCGGCGCTCCCGTAGCCCCAGCCGGACCACGCCCACAGCCCGACAAAGCAAGCAAGACAACCCCGAAAACAAGACCTTTTTTACATTTCATTTTTCGACTCCTTATATTCAAAGCATTCAAGCTCACAGGCGGGACATAAATCATAGTGTGAGGTAGCCTCATCACAATTACCAGTACAAAATGTATTACGGTATGTGATTAGGTCTAGTTGATTTATTCTTGAAGTATATGAGCCATCGCCTAGCGTCTTGGGCGTGCTGAATGTATGAGTCAAGAGCTTTAATTCTCGCATCTAGGTCCTCCTCGAATGCCTTAGTAGGCGCGTTACGGATGATTTGTAGTGCCATAATAGCACTATCCACCGATTGACTCAGTTTGTAAATATATTTCGACGCTAGGCTGCTCATTATAGCTTTAACAGGTCTAACCAGTCCCTTACTACGTTCTTAAGTCGGAAGTTAGCATTTCCTCTAACCTTCGGCCTACCAGTCCGCCACTGCTTAATACGCTCGATTACTGCCCTAGCGTCTTGTACGTCGATAAGCTCTGCCGGATGATCCGCAAGCTCTGGCGTAGCTCCGAGGCGCGACGAGATAAATGGAGTTCCCACCGCGCTGCTCTCCGCGTGGACGATTCCCATCGTCTCGGGAAATACGTTATTAAGGTGAAACACACACAAACTACTACGTACTTGATTGATAACCTCGCTATGTGATAGTGCGCCCAGATTAACAACATTCTTTTGCTCCGTTTTATGGTCTGGGAAATACCCTGGGTTTGCGATGTAAAGCTTCATTTCTTTTAGCTCAGGAAATTCCTGAAACTGTGCGAAGACTTTAAGCGTGTGTTCTAAGCCCTTATGTGGCGAACTAAAGAACACTAGTTTGTTAGTATCAACGATAGTATCATCTGGTACTAAGTCGTCCGCTATCGGATTGTAAATACGACGGCACGGGATAGCGTACTCAAGCTTTAGGCTCCGCATTGTGTCGTACATATTCGTTTTGTGAAACTCACTCACCACAATCGGAACGGCTTGAGTATCGACGATAGCTTTGAATCCTTCGGCCCATCCCGGCCCGCCGAAAATATCGTGACAATGTAAGTAGAGCTTAGCGTTTGGCCATTGCTTACGCGCTTGGTACAGAGCAAGCGGAGCGCGCAATACGATAACGTGTGTAGGTTTATCCGACCGCGCATGTCCGAACGGTGTGTAATTCGCTCCGAACCTCTTCGTTTCCGTCCTACAATGTTGTGCTACTTCCACATCTAGCCCCTTTGCCGCCATCCCTTCGGCTAGACGAATAATCGTGCTTTCCGTACCGCCGAGAGCCTCGGTAGCCAGAACCTCGGGGTCATACTGCTTAGGCGCAACACAATCAACGAACAAAATTCTCATTAGTAAATCCTAATGAAAAAGCCCGGAAGAGTCAATCCCCCGAGTCTTGGTTTACGCGCTTTGGTTGTTTAGTTCGTTTGCAGTATTTATCGCGATACTGTGCTTAAAATACGAGGAGTGCAGTGGGTCATCCATGAGCCCATATCCATACTTAACTTGGAATAGCGCCGTCCCCGGGTCAAATGCGACATAGTATTTCATGTTAAGTATCCAGGTAAGCAAGGACGACAAGGCCGGTCGAAAGCCATACAGTAACTAAACAAATTTCGTACATAGTATCTCCTGTCAGTAGAGCTGAATTGCTCTGTGACGCGGAATATACAGGTCTAATACAGTACCGTCAACCTTTATTTTGAGAAAAACTCAGCTAACGAAATATCACAGGTGTCGTAAAACGCTTGCTGGATTCTGTCCGAAGCACGAGATCCCTCTGGAGCGAAGACTGGTTGTCCTAACGCTTCCAGCACGTCTTTGACCCGCTTGGTACGCAGTTGCTCTTCGGTGATACGGAACCCACCGCCAGGACCACGTTTGACGGTGATGATACCAGCACGGGAAAGCTTGTGTAAGATGCGCTGCATTACTTGGGGCGTAGCACCGACTACCTCGGCGGTGTCAATACTCTGAACGGGTATAGATAGTCCGTCGAGACTACTAACGGCGTTCAAGCCCTGGAGCACAGCGCTCGTGAAGACGCTCATTCACCCACCCACCAATCGAATAATACCGACCAATATCACGAGGCCCAGTATAACCAACACAATTTTACCTACCGCGCTCACAGCGCTCCCGCTCTGCCTTCACGGATTCGGCGACGATCGTCTTGGCCGATTCGTATCCATTTGTAACGGCCTTGAGGCGTTCTTCAAGCCGCGCCACCTCTGACTCCAATAGCTGAATCGTCGGTGTAGGATCTTCGGGGATATTAATTCGGTCATCCCCCACGGCCTCGGTTCGGGGTGGGTTATCGCAGTGCGGACATGGAACGAAGGATTTTATCATTTCCGGGTAGCCCTGGGGATTGCAGTATATGCACCCCGGAAGGTTTGGCTTGCTTGGTGGGGTGGGACTCATAGTTCACCTCGGTCTTTTGCTTCGAAGAAAGCGTCCATCTCAAACATTAGTGATTCTCCGGAGTCACCGTCCCCGCCTATCTTCCATCCAAAGTGATCGCCGTAAACCTCGAAGTCTATTGCGGCCAGGAACTCCATAAGTTCAACTGACTTCGGGTGGTGTTCGATCCCGTCTCCCCATCGGTCAAGTTTCTTTTCGTGCTTAATGACCTTCGAATATTTTTTGTGCATTGCCAGAATCATGCTTTCCTCCCCCCGCCTTGAGCGCCTCACGGGCTTTCCTTCCCCCGCCTTGAGCGCCTCACGGGCCAGTTTATAAACGTAAGCGTAGTCGTCCTCGATCGATTCTCCGGCGTGGCCATATGTCAGGCAGATGCTCGTCAAGGCCTGCTTCATCGTCTCTATCCGCTCGATCAGCGAAAGAACGACATCCGGCGAGGCGGCGGCGATGTAGGCGGCGTCTGAAAGTTTTAACTCGGAAGCTATGATCCACTTCTCCATAAGGGGTATGCCAATAACAAAGACGCCGTGCTCCTGCGTATAGAACCAAGATCCCGGAGTCGCGGCCTTCGCTTTAGCCTTCAAGGCTTCGAGGTCGATCATATCGCACCGCTCCTCGGATAAGGCCCATCCTGTGAGTCGTCGAGTTCGTCGTACCAGGAAGCGAAGAACGCCGCATAGTCTTCGTCGTCCATGTACCCCGCATCAAGCAGCACGTCGTCAACGTCCGACTGTGCGTAAACAGCTTCGACAAGAGCCTCCTCATCAAAGCCTGTTTCGCTCTTCATCTTCCACATCATTTGCGTGATCCACGCTTCGTTTTCAGGGAGTTCGCAGTATGCAATGAAGTTCATGTGTCGTCTCCTTCTATCCGTAGTCTAAGAATTGTGTACCATTTCGCGTCTTCTTCCCATTGTGCCACGAGTTCGGGGAAAAGCTCAAGTTGTTCGAATACGATATCAGGGAACTTCATTACGCCACCACGTTGAATAGCAGGACTACACCGAAGCATAGGATAGTTAACATTGTTAAGCCTTGTGTCATTGTGTGCTCTCCATGTTGTCGATCTTTTTAGCGAGTGCAGTCATGCGAAGCATGAGTTCCGTGGCTTGGAAGTCATCGCCTTGCTCTGCGCTCTCAATGAACAGGGCTTTTAGAGTATGGTATTCGTTGATAAGCTGTGCTTTAAGCGTTATAAATACCATTATTTCACCACTCGGAGATGAGATTGCTTCTTAGTCTGGGAAGCTGCAACGCAGCGACCACGACGAATGGCGAGGTTCAGGTCCGCAGCGACTTGACGAGCCTTAAGTGGGTCATCCCAAGTGCTATGCGTGACCTTAGTGGAAGCGTTGATAACGTGGTAAGCGTTAGGGGCAGTATGGGGAATGAACTTGATGATATAAGCTCTAGCCGCTGGGTGGGAATAAGATTGGTTCATATGATTAACTCCTAAGATGAGTATGTTATAGGGCTGTGGGGAATGGAACCTATTCTTTGCTAACCAGCATGATCTCCCAGCCGTAGCGCTCGCCATCCAGGTAGGTGCTATCGACCGTATAGAGGTGGTGGAAGCTCGGGGCTTTTGGCGGAGTAACGCCTATAATGCGTGTTCTTTGGCCTGTAAGGCCGTCGATGACTTCCTTCCCAACAGACAGTAGCATTTTATCGACAATATCGCTCACGCAGCCTCCAAGGTATCGCACTCAGACAGTGCTTTAATGTCATCCATGACAGGGTTTATTCCAAGCGCGATTATGGTCCCGTTGTAGAAGCAGCACACCATCGTGCCGTCTACAGCGTCGAGTAAAGTCTCGTAACCGCGTCCAGTGAGTTGTGAGATGTGGTAGTATTCACGCATATTAAGCCCCGATCAACTGTGCTTTAAGCGTTTCGACTTCATTCTTGTCAGTGGTGTAGGTCCAGCGGATAGCGTAGTCCTTCCAACACGAGAAGATAAGCTTAGTAACGCACTCGACTTCAACAAGGTTAGAACCGACCAGGGAGAGTACGTAAATTTTCTTAGCCATATCGTTTGCTCCTAAATACAGTATCGGATAGTCTACTCACGAAGTACAGTTAAGTCTTACTAACCTGGACACGAATCGCTTTGCAGCGACGATCACCATCGACCCAGCCCATACGCACTAGCTGCAGGTCTTGCTCGTACAGAGCGGCAGTAGTTTCCGCGTACGCGGTGCGAACAGGTACAGGCCCGGTACATAGAACCGTGAGAATGAGTGTTATCATAGTTACTCCGATAGTGGTTATTTAGAACATTCCTTGACTGCCGCGATTACTCCCGTGACGATCTCCTTAACGACATAGAACGCGATAAATGCGACGATTAGGAATAGCGTAACAGGCCAATAGATTATCGACAAGACTAACAAGGTAATCGGCCAAAACATTAAACAGATAACGATACAAGCAAGGGTTAGCATAGTGAATCTCCTTAATTAATTTCTATAGCGGCGTCACAACAATTCGACGTAGGGGATTCCCCGGCGTCGTCGCCGTTTAAATAACGGACATAGACCGGGGATGCCCATTCTTTACACCTATGGCATAGACCGCATTGGGAATCGTCTTCAACTAACTCCGTCTCTTCCGTGTCTTCTTTCGTGGTGTTATCTTTTCGCATAGTCGCATCCTTCCGATTGATATACGCGCGTGAGATATTCCATATCCTTTTCAGTTAAACCTATGCCCATAGTACGGGCTACGTCGTCAATCATGGCGGTAAGCATAGCATCGCTTCGGGTAGAAAATAAATCGTACTCCTCATGTTCGCTTACGAGGCTAAGGAATTCACTCGCGCCATCTCCCCACGGCGCGTCGTCTTCCGGGTAGCCTTCCCACGCGGCGTCATTCGTCACAATGCCGAGTGACCTATGTGCTAACTCCGAACCATATCCCGATTTTGTAACCTTGATCGGCGCGGAGTCTTTAACTTCCCCGCTAAGGTCAAGGGTCAAGCGCACTAGTGATATGCGCGTGAATCCTTCGCCAAGGTCATGGCTTGAGTACACCCGACCATCGGAATAGATCGGCGCGGTGTTGTCAATTAATACCGTCGTATCTTTCGCGGTTAGGGCGAAACAGGAAAAATAACCCTGGATTGATTCCGTCTCATAGCCTGACTTAATTAAGTGATGCAGTAACGCTTCGGAATCGTTTTTAGTCTTAGTATCATGCTCGCCCGGTACGCTTACGACGCCATTATGAGTCAAGTAATGTCCCTGAAATTCGAAAGGATGCGCATACTCAATGCCGTCAAAGTTAGTTGAAGTTCGATGATGCACCACAACAGTCTGATAAGTTTCGCTTAGGACTAAACGAGTAAACTCAATATAGAACGTAGCTAGGTCAAGGCTTTTCAGCGTTTCAATTTCGCCCGATGCCGTTCGGAGTATCGCACCGAAACCATCCCGGTCGTGAGTCATTGACGCAAAGGCTTGAAGCGTAGAAAGGTCGCTGGGCTTGAAGTTATTAAATAGGATATGTTTACACATTACGCCGTCTCCCTAACGTCAATAGTAACCGTCTCCAAGTCAAGACACACTAAGCGATGCAGTAGGGCATTATGGGCGTTAGCGAGAATAGAACAGATGTTTGAGCGTCGTGAATCGGCCTCGTCAATCATCGGGATAAGGCGCGCTAACAGGATATAGACGGACTCCCTGTCAAGTCGTGAAGGAACGAGGTCGCGAACGAATTCCATCGCAGTAGCATCAAAATCAGCGTTAGCGTTGGTTATACTTTCCGCGAATTGTGCAAGTGACTTAAGGGAATTCAGTTTTTTCAGTGAGTCGTTAGCGACCGATTCCGAAACGCCATTGACACCCGTCATTTTCTCGAAAAAGTACTTCATAGCCTTTTTAGAGAGCTTCGCGTCGATTCCGGCAAGACGACGGTAGACTACGTTAGCAAGTGAGACGTAGTGATTGAGCTTTTCAGCGTCTAAGGTAGGCGAGAAAAACCGGAATTCAAGCCGGTCACGCTGATGATATATCATGGAGTACTTACGGGAGTTAGATACTCCCATGGCATTGCAGAAAGACGACTTGCGGCGTGACGCGCCGACAAAATTAAATAGGAAGTCAAGTTTAGCCGTTTCAATCTCTGCTACGTCAAGTTTCAAATAGTTATTAAGATTAATGTGCAATCCACAAGACTTATTAAATTCACAGCCCTCGTCGGCGAGATACTTTAGGATTTTCGCGTTGTCCTTAATCGTCTCTTTAGACGCGAAATAGTTCCAACATACTTCGGCGTCAGTTGTACCGTCTCCGGCTTGGATTGATCCGTCTTCAACTACCTTGAAAGAGTCATTCCCGGTTAAGGCAGTCAGACCCGATTCAAGATTTTCACGGGTAGCATCCCCGTCACTGCTACGCGAAGTGTAGCCGCATTCCGAAGGATCACAGCACTCATAACCTTCCACCAAGGAGTCTATATACTCGTCGCGATTAAAATAAGGCGAAACACTATCGGCGTCGGATCGGTCTAGTCCCATATAATCCATGAGTAGGGAACGCGTAGACTCATTTTCATAGTTTGACCGTTGACCATCGGCGCATGCGTCGTCATCATGTTCACCACAACTGTCGTCTTCGCATGGTGCGATTAATTCAAGTTCAATGCCGACGTGAAAAGCATCGGATATAACCGTGTCTGGACGTAATTGATTCTTTTTTAAAAGCTTTTTCATGATTAATGCTCCTTATTTAAAATCGAGTTCAGCGCACAGCTTGTAGATAGCGTCGCGGTGACGAATGCCGTGGATTCCGCACTTAATCAAGATACGGGTAATTAGGCGTTTCATTAGATTACTCGCTGATAGCTGCAACGAAGTGCACAATGATAAGTGCGGTGCTAAACATGAGAAGAGCGATGGCGAAAGTTTCGGATAACATAATAAGACTCCCGAGGTAGCTATAACCATAATCGGTTATACAGACTATATTGCATGGCGGGTGCCAAGGAAAAAGCTCAATGATTATGCGGCGAAGTGACATAAACTGTATGTCTAACTTGCGCATGTGTCCTGTAAACTGACGATACTTGTCACATAATGTACACTATTCGTCATGCAGTTCAGTGCGCATGCTATAGAGGAATGAATGCACGCGGTGACTATAGAGCTCGGAGCGTAGTGAGTGAGATACAAGGTATCGAAGGAGCGTGGTATGCAATGTAAAGCATGCGTAAGATAAGCGTAAGTGTAGCAAGATGCAACAGTGTGTGAAAGAGTGTGAGTTATAATGCAACATCCGTACCATATCACATCACACAACCCAGATAACAACTATGCGTAGAATAGATGCTAAGAGCTCAGCTCATGCACTATGCAAGGCGTGTGCTAGGCACGGAGTATGCAGAGAGTGCAAGCTGTGTGCCACGCGTAGGGTGGGGGAGGGACTTATTTGGCATGAAGTTTGAATCCATGCAATTACGCACATAATTTTTACTAATTTTACGCCTTTTGCCCCCAGAACTTATTACCCACTGTACTTAGCTACCCTACTAGCTAACCCACTACTAAACACGTCCTATAAGTCAATTGTGTGCGTCTAATGACGTACTGTGAGCCTCGATGGGTATCGTTTGTGAGTCAAGAGGTGAACAGTACGTTTTATCGTCGCTTCCCCTTGGGCGCTCCTCATCGTCGTGTTGGACATGTTTAAGTACCCATAAACCGTATTTTTGGTGCTCTAAAAGCAACCAAACACAAATAATAAAGAAATCTTCTCTATTCTGTATGTTGTGTAATATTCACTATTTGACTACATTGTTGCGCCAATATAACAGTATAAGAGGTAAAGAGCTGGGAACGAGGATAGCGTTAGCTAGACGAGTGACCCAGAGAGGACGAAGTCAGGAAGAGGCCCTCGGGAGCTGACGCTCTGACCGGGGCCGAAACCCAGACTGAGTAACTAATAAGAAGTCGAATACAAAGTTCTTTAAGCCCTATTGTCTTGAGTTCCCCCTGTCCCCTAGTGGGCGTGAAGGGGCTGTCGGCTCTCAGAGATGAGCAAGTGGGGTCGGGTTTCCTTCGGGTTTCCTGGCCCCGCGCTAGTAAGGATCTATGAGCAACAAGAAAGTACCAAATAACGTAAAGGGCATGCGCAAGGATCGCGGTGCTAAGCTCGTTGACCCACAAATCCTCAGGTGGCGTAAAGCCCTTAAGAAGCAAGGTATCTTGCTCGGTAAGGGTATGGAGCACGATAAGAAGCGTGCTGAGAAGGGGCGGGAAGAGCGTGCGCTGCCTGATCCTACCAAGAAACGTTGGTTTTGATGCCTTACAAAGACCCCGTTAAACGGCTCGCATTTGAGCGCTCCTTATACGCGAAGAAGCCCCTCATCACCAAGACGTGTACCGAGTGCCTTAGGACCAAGACGGCTAAGCGCTGGTATCTCAATGATCGCTGCCTTGCCTGTCACGGTAAAGCGTGCCGTAGAAAAAATCCCGCGCCTTACCGCGCTACGGACAAGCGTCGTAAAAAGCCCAGCGCACAACGGAGTGCGGAGTGGCGTAAAAATAATCCTACTAGGCATAAAGAGCTTCAGAAGAAGTTTTACGAAGAAAACAAAGAAAAGTTTTATGCTGCTAATGATCGCAGACGCGCTGTTTCTAAGCGCGCTCAGCCAGTTTGGCTCTCTAAAGAAGATATAGCCGAGATGCGGGCGTTTTATGCCAACCGCCCCGAGGGGTACCACGTAGATCATATCGTACCTCTTCGCGGTAAGGATGTGTGCGGCCTTTGTGTTCCCTGGAACCTCCAATACCTACCGGCGATAGAGAACCTTAAAAAGGGGAATCGGTGCAAATAGATCTCAGCAAACTTTTCCCTCCCGGAAAAGACGGTAAACACGCGCCGCTTCCACGTCAAAAAGACTTTCTAAGGGAAGTTCTAGATCCCAAAGGATCTCAATATGTTGCCTACTTCGGAGGCTACGGCTCGGGGAAAAGTTTAGTACTTTGTACGGCCATTATCACCCAAGCTGTGCTATACGGCGGGGACTATGTCGTCGCACGTTTCCATATGCCAGAACTGCGGCGTACCACGATGAAGACATTCCTTGAGATTTGCCCTCGGGAACTCATTATTGAGGTGCGGGTAGCCGACGCGGAAGTACACCTTAAATCCGCGAACGGTAAGGCCGTTATTTTCTTCGTGGGTGTGGACGAACCGGGAAAGTTAGATTCTCTTAACCTTTCGGGGTTTGCTATCGATGAGGCTTCGCAGACCACCGAAGAGGCGTTTTTAAAGCTCCAAGGCCGATTACGTAACAATAAAGGTCTTCGCAAGGGCTTATTGGTAGGGAACCCAAAAGGTCGCGACTTCGTTTATCGCTATTTCGTGTCGAAACTCGCCGTAAAAGAAGAATCTCGTCACAACTTCAAGATGATCGTCGCGCCGAGCACCGAAAACATCCATCTTCCGGATGGGTATGTTGGCCAGCTATTGAGTACCTACAGCCCAGAGCGCATTAGGCGTGATATTATGGGCTCGTTTGACAGTTTCGAGGGGATGATTTATTCCGAGTTTGATCGTTCGGTACACGTTGTTAAACCTTATGAGATACCAGACGGCTGGACGCGCGTTCTTGCTCAGGACGCGGGGTTTACCAACGCCGCAGCTACTGTTTTCGGTGCTGTCGATGAAAACGGTGATATCGTAATTTATGACGAACTATACCTCAATGAGACCCTAATCGTAGATATCTGCAAAAAGATCAACGCTAAGACTGCCGGACAGAAGATCTCAGGTATTTATATTGACCCGAGCACAAAAGCGAAGCGAAACCAGTCCGGTGGTGTAGCTTATAGTGACTTTAGCACGTATTTAGACCACCTAGACCGCAAACTCCCATTAATGCTTGCTAATAATGAAGTAACTAACGGGATCGACAGGGTCAAGACCTTTTTAAAGGTAAATCCTAAGACTAAGAAACCACGCCTTACAATTTTTGAAACATGTACTAATCTTTTAGAAGAAATTGGTGAATATCGTTGGGCTGAGCTATCCGCCTCTCAAGAAGGAACGAAGAACCAAAAGGAAGAGCCCCGTAAATATAACGACCACGCAATGGACGCCCTCCGCTACCTCGTAATGTCCCGCCCCGACCCCTCCAAGGTCAAAGACATGTCCAAGGCCGAGTTTCCCTCCCTTTCCGGCGCTATCAAACGCGACTTCGAGGAGCTCCGGAAGCCTAAAGAGCGAGATCCCTTCCAAGATTACTAAGTTACATACATTGTTGCCCCAACTTAACACTATATAGTTATAGGCAGGAGCACCTCATGACGCTCAATCACAAATAGGGTGGGTATTTAGTCTTGTACTAGATCCCACCCAACCGACGGGCAAGAGGGACGCGGTATATAAATAAACCCCAAGCAAAGGAAATCCCATGGCAGTTACTCTCACTCTTCAACCTACCGCTTTTAACCCTAACTCTTGGTCTGTCGGACCTTACCGCCAAGAAGTTTACTCTTGGGCAGCCGCGACCGGAGACACCTCTGTTGTCGTTACGTCCCAAACCTGCCACGTCGTCGCTTTCGGTATTCTTACTGGCGCTACACAAGGAGCCGCCGCATCTGTGTCCGGTAACGTTGCGACGTTCACCGTTCCAAACGACGGCGACAAATTCGGTCAAGTTATTCTTCTGGGAATGTAATGGCCGAGTTAAAGAAACTTAACAATCTAGGTATAGCCAAGTCAAAGCACCAACTCGACATGGAAGCCCTTCAACGCGGCGCGGCTAAGTCTGGGTCCTTAGTGGCTCCGGCTCCTCCTCCTTTACCCGCCGCACCGATGGCCCCTAAAGCCGAAGATGTGGACGCCGCAGTGATGGCGCTAGACCCGACCGGAGGGGAATACGGTCAGTTAGACGATGCCGTAGCAGCGCAACAAGCAGCAAACCTTAAAAACCCTGGCATCCAAGACAAGCTTAACATGATGGCGAAAGCCCGCGCTAAGTTTTACGGAGAAGGGAAGTAATGTTCGGACCGTGCAGGGTATGTGCAGAGAAGGATAAAACGCTCACGGCGTTAACCGCCGAGATCGCATTCCTGCGCAACCTTGTACGGCCTGACGCCCCTAAGCATGCTCACCGCGTAACGGCGGATCAGCTAGAAGCCGATGCATTATTCAGTGGGCAAACCAATGAGATTATTATCGACGAAGAGTCGAGACATATTGAGCGATCCCATACCCAGCTTAGTTCTGAGGATGTAGCGGCGCTTATTGAACGGGATCAAATCCTGAGCGGGTCCTATTAATGGCTGACGACTCACGCACAAACAATAGCGGTAACGATATCGACATTACCCGAGTCCCAAACGAGGACCCGGATCAATTAGCGCGTTGTATTGAGACGTACTACAAGCAAGACGGTACGCAGAAGACCCGCCTTTCCTACTTCTGGGAGCGCGTCATGCGCATGCTGGATGGCGACCAATGGCTCGTGTGGTCAAATAGCGGTGGGGCCTATCAGTGGAACTCCCTCGTAGTTTCCAAGGCCAATGAGTACATCCCTCGTCCCGTAACGAACTACATGTTCGATGCTTACGAGACCCTTAAGTCGTACCTCACCAAGACTAAGCCCCGCACCACGGTTAAGCCTAATACTGAGTCTTACCAGGACAAGGCTGCCGCGAAGGTTGCAAATCTCTGCCTAGAAGCGAACTACGAGCGCCTTAAGGATCAAGAGAATTACGAATACTCGGACTCCGTACTTCTCACCTATGGAACTGTTTTCAAGAAAGACTACTGGGACACAACCGCGGGCGGTTCCATCGACGTTTCTAGCGAAATGCCTGTCGGCCCTCTTGCCGGAGAGATCGACCCACTGGCCAACCCTAACGCGGGGCAAGATGCTAGCGCCGTTCTCATGGGCGCTCAAGACGGTCAACCGGTACAGACCTCGATTCCGCTTGGTGACGTTGCGACTCGTATCATCGAACCGTACTGTATGGCACTCGATCCACTGGCTACGGGTCTCCATACCGCGCGTTGGATCATGGAATACGCGATCCAACCTCTTGATTGGATTCGCGAGACATACTCTAAAAGCGAGCCAGGTTACACAGGACGTGCTGACGAAGTTAAAGAAGAGACGCAGCTTTCGGGTTCCCTCCGCCGGTTCTACCAACTTAAAAACTCCTCAGGAGTAAAAGGCGCTTCCCAAATCGAAGGCGTGGGTAACTCTGACACCGGTACGCAAGCACTTACGAACTGCGCCGTCGTTAAAGAATATTATGAAAAGCCTTCTGAGCTTAACCCTAAGGGCCGGATGGTTGTCGTTGCTAATGGCGTTACCCTTTATGCTGGTGAATCGCCGTGTGAAGGCCCCGATCAAGGTGATTGGCACCCATACTCCGAATGCCGATGGGAACTCGTTCCTGGTCGTTTCTGGGGTAAGGGTCCACTCGACAACACCTGTGAGCTTCAAAAGCGTATTAACTCCATCGACGCTACCGTTATCCTGGCTCGTAAGACGATGGCAATTCCACAGAAGATCTGCCCAATCGGGAACGGGATTGAACCAGGACAGATGACGGGTCGTCCAGGTCAAGTGCACTTCTTCCGTGCTGATGTTGGCGCTCCTAGTAACATGCCGACCGAAGGTGTTGACCCTACCGTGTTTCAAGAACGCTCCCAGTGCGTTGAGGACATGAAGACCATCTCCGGCGCTGTTGATATTCTCAAAGGTGAGACCCCACCACAAGTCGGAGCCGCCTCTGCCGTGTCGCTCCTTTACGAAATCGGTACGGGTAAAATCTTCCCGATGCTTGACCGTAAAAAGCGTTATGTTGAGTCTTCCCAGAAAAAGCAGCTTAAGCTTGTCGCTAAACACTACAAAGAGCCTCGCGAAGATTACATTAAGCTCCTTAAGAAACACAATAAGGAACTCTCCGCGTCCGCTATCGACAAGTTCCTCGGTACCGACCTCCTCGACAACTGTAACGTCGTAGTTGAAGCGGGTTCCAATGTACCTAAGCTAGAAGCCATGAAGCAAATGCGCCTTCAAGAAGCGGCCCAAATGGGCGCTATTGATATGACGCTCCCGTCTAATCGCGCGAAGTACCAAGAAGAGATGGGTATCGTTGGGTTTGACCACGATGTGGCCCCTCCACAGAATCGCGCCGAATGGGAAAACGACTGTCTCGACAACATTATGCTCGACCCTAGCAAGAAGCCCGTCGTTCTTGCTGACGAAGACCACGCGATTCACGTTAAGATTCACTTTGACCGCGTACAAGAGCCTGCCTGGATGGAACTCGATCCAATAATCCAACAGGCGTACATGGAACATATCGAAGAGCACAAAGAAATTCAATCCATGCAGATGCAACAAGCTGCGATGGAGGCCATGATGACTGGCCAACCTCCTGGGCAAAGCCAAGATGGCACTGCCCCTACCCCAACGAAGAGCTTTGGCAAGGGTGCTCCTTCAAAAGTTCGTGAGGCCTCGGCAACCGCCGATCTCCCTCCCGGAGAAAAGGGGAACGCATAGATGTTGAATCCGAAGACGGGCAAGAAGTGGAAAGTATTCATGGGAATTCCGAGCAACGGCTCGGTATCGGACTTTCAAGGGTATATGTTCCGTGATCTGGCGGAGCGGTACAAAGACGAAGTGGAGATGGTTTTTCCTGAGCAGCTCTGTCAGCGAATCTTTCACGATGCGGCTCGAGAAGGAGTCGTGCAAGACTTTCTTGCAACGGACTGCGATATTCTTTGGTTTATTGACTCCGACATTTGCCCGCCAAAGCATGCCTTAGATCTAGTGACCATGCACGGAGATAAGTGGCAGTGCGCAGGCGCTCCGTATCCCGTATTCATGGCCCAGCCTGGGGACAATACCCGTCAGATTGTTTTCACTGTCTATAAAGATATAGGTCCTGATCCGGTAACCGGAAAACCACGTGTCGCTCCAACGGACTGCCCAAACGAGGGTAACGCATTCATCGACGGTATTGCTACCGGCTGTTTGTTCATCAAGCGTGAAGTGTTTGACAAGCTTGAGCGCCCGTATTTCGAGTTTAAGTATGACCCGATTACCCGCATGCCTATTGAGGGTGAGGACATCGGCTTTATTCTTAAGATGCATAAACTCGGCATCAAATTCTTTACCGATTTCTCGATGGCATGTAAGCACTTCAAGAACAACATCGACCTTCTTGAAATGAACAACTACGCGATCTCCTACGCGCAGAAGTGTGTGAACTACCAGTCCGAAATGATCGCTAAGCAAGTCGCGGCGGTTGAAGAGAAGTACTGGAAGCTCAAAGAAGAGAACAAGAAGCTCGTTAAGTTTATTACGGACATGAAAGAGGACTACGAAGCGGTGCAGTCGGGGCTTACTAAGGCCGCCCGCGCTACGCGTATGAGCCCGAACGGTATTATCCTTCCCGATAAACCGGCCATTTTCCGTTAAAATTTCCGCGTAAATGCGCCTCGCGGAGCGCAAAGCAAAGCCGAGAGGTACGGTACACCTCCCGGTTCAGCTCTTATTCAACGTGCCTGGGTTTAGGTTTGCCCACGGTTCGTCCCCGCCATCGGACGTAAAAGGAACCTATGTTTGAAAATGAAGGTACTGAGATCGAATCCACACAATCTGACGTAACCGAGGAGTCCTCGTCAGAGACTCCAGATAGTTCTCAGGCGGAGCAGCAAGCGGCAGCTCCGAAGGAAGAGACCCTTCCGTTTCATGAACACCCTCGTTGGAAGGAAGTCATGGAAGAGCGTAACGCCGAAAGGCAGCGCGCTCAGGCTTTAGAGCAGCGGTTAGCGGATATGGACCGCCGCTACCAGGAACTGTCTAGACCTAAACCCGCAGCGAAGGAAGATGCCATGGTCGCAAGACTCATGGGGATCGATCCCGAGTTCGGAAAGGACTACCAGTCCATTAAAGAACAGGCAGCTCTTACGGCTCAGCTACAGGAGCAGCTTGCCTCTTTTAAAGAGGAGCGAGTCGTTGAATCACTGAAAGGTAAGTTCGAAGACCTCGCGTCCCAGAACAAGCTCGATCAGTACGATAAGGACTTGTACTTTGCCCGACTTGACGCTCTGTATCGTGAAGGTAAGCTCCGCTCGCCTGCCGATTTAGAAAATCACTTTAAGGCAATTCACGAACCGCAAGCTAAGCGTATGGAAGCTTACAAGCGGGCCGCGATTGAAGAGTATACTAAAGCCAAAAAAACAGATGCTACTAAACCCACGGGTCAGCCGAAAGGCAAAGCCCCAGCGGCGGGTAAGGTAGATTTCTCGAAAATGACTCAGCAGGAAGCTAAGCAGTTTCTTAATAAACAAATCGTGACCCAGCTACGTGCTGGACGCGAAACTTAAACATAGGTGATATAAATGGCAACCGATCTTTCATCCATTGCAGGTGCACTTAAGCAAGTGTACGGGCAATATAACATTCAACAGAACTTGAAGCACAAGGCGATTGACGAAATCGCTAAGTCGCTTACCAAGTACTCCAATGGTGGCCAAGGCTACTTCGGAGCTATTAACGACTACGGTAACGAATCCGGCGGAGCGATCAACGAAACGCAGGCGTTCAACACGATTGATAACGAAAATTATCAACAATTCAAGGTGATCCCAAAGGTCATCGTGTGGCCAATTCAGTTCTCGGGCCTCTCGGCTGCGGCTGGCGATCAAGACGATGAGTCTTTCGTCAACATCGTAACCGATGCTCTCGATATGGCTAAAGAGCGTATGCTTAAGGACGAAAACCGCCAGTTCTTCGGTAACGGTAAGGGCACCCTCGGTTCCCCTGCTGGCACCGTTTCCTCGGCTGCTACGTCGTTCTCGGTTGACTCCGCTCAGTACTTCCGCGCCAACATGGTTGTCGACGTTTGTGCTGCTGGTTCCTCGACCGAAGTCATCACGTCGCTTCGCATTTCGCAAGTCGACAAGGTCAACAACGTTCTTTACTTCGCTGCTTCGATTGGCGCGTCCCTGACGGTCGCTAACGAAATCGTGAAAGAGAACATCCGTGTTTCCCAGCCCGCTGACGGCAAGGAAATGATGGGTCTTCGCGGGATCGTCGATGACGCTACCGACCTGACCACGTTCGAAAACCTGAACGCGCTCACGAACTTCATCTGGCGCGGTCGCCGGATCGACGCTTCGTCCGCTAACCTCACGTCCGACCTCCTACAGCGCTTGCTTGATGATACGGAAATCCTGGGCGGAGACGCTCCGGACACCCTTATCATGCACCAACGTCAGCGCCGGAAGTATCTCGACATCGTTGTGCCACAAAAGCGCTACATGGACGGGAAACTCGACGCGGGCTTTGAAAAGCTGTCGTTCAACGGCAAGGACCTGTTCCTTGACGAAGACTGCCAAGTCGGAACGGTGTACGCGCTCACGAAGAAGCACATCCAGAAGTACGAACTTAAGCCCCTCACCATGGGTGGCTACGAAGATTCGGATACCTTCCTCCGTGCAATCAACCAAGACGTTTACCAAGCGTTTTGGAAGCACTACTGTAACTTCGGTACGGGCAAGCGCGACGCCCACGGTAAAATTGTCAGCCTTGCGACCCCGTCGGGCGTAAGCTGATCTAGTTAGTTGAGTTTGGGGGAGCCCGGTTCTCTAAAAATCGGGCCAAATTTTTACTACCCCTAAAAGGGGTTATATCACCCCCAACAGGGGTCGGGAGTCTACATGGCACACACTAAGCTGAATAAGATCGCTAAAATGCACCTCAAGGCCTCTGGGCTCGGCCACTCAGAAGATCCAGCGACAGATAAGCTAAACGGCTCTGATACCCCTGCACGCAAGAAGAAGGGGCCTAAGGAATGCGCACCTCCCGCCGATGTTAAAGAAGTTTCGGTCTCCAGTAAACCCAAAGGTCTTAAGTAATTTAAATGCCGGTAACTAAACAACCGAATGGACCGGAGATAATAACTCCGGCCAAGCAGTTAAACACCCTTGACGGACAAATCTCCGGTTCTACACGAGATCTGGATTTTTCTATTACGGAATATCGTGATTCGTCGATACAGCTTCAAGTAGACCTATCCGAGTCTCTTCCGGGCGGGGTCTCCGTACTTAAGTCTGTAACTGGCTTATCTACAACGGTGGTCTACACGCTTCCTAGCGCTTCGGGTCAAATAGCTTTGGTGGGCGGCGGGACCACCCCGTCCTTTTCTACTATTCAGACACCTAACGGAACCTCGCCCGTTGCGACCGGTCCTAACGATACTCTTACTCTGGCGGAAGGCACCGGAATTACGATTACTGGGGACGCCACTACTGATACAGTCACTATAGCGTCTGCTGGAATAACGGCGCTTACTGGGGACGTGACCGCAAGTGGTCCGGGCTCTTCTGCCGCAACCCTCGCAACAGTAAATAGCAACGTCGGCGGGTTTGGAACAGCAACCCAAGTTGCTACTTTAACGGTTAACGCAAAAGGACTGGTCACCGCAGCGTCTAATACGTCTATTCAAATAGCTCAGTCGCAGGTAACAAACCTAGCTACTGATTTAGCAGCAAAACTAACAGCCGCTAACAACTTATCCGACGTAGCGAACGCGTCTACCGCAAGAACCAATCTTGGCCTGGGAACAGCGGCTACACAAGCCTATCAAGACTCAGGAGACAGTGCGTATTCAGGCACGATCACTTGGACGGGTACCACCGCTCCGAGCGGTGCCACAAACCACCGATTCCGTTGGATTAGCGTGGGTAATTTAACTACTTTAATGATCTACTTAAACTACGTGACCGCTGGACTAGCACTCACATCCGTGACGCTAGATTTGCCCTCCGGCGCACCCACGCCAGTTTCACCTACGGGCTTAGGCGCAGCGGATGAGGTTATCTATTCTGGTCCCGGGTATCTTGCTGTAGCAAAAACAACCGCCATTATAACCGGGGGCAGAGCTTCGATGAAAGTTAACGCCGCCGCAAACGGGTATGAGATAGTTGTGGCCGGAAACAGCGGAAGTCAACGGATAGCCTCCGCCACTATTTCGTATTTCAGTTAAAAATATGCACATAAAACAAAAAAATACCGATCCTTATACGGTTGTGGTCTGTACTACAGATGTTTTGACTCACCCCGCGGTAATTAACCGTCCAGATTTATTTGAGATTGTCTTTGATGAACCTCCCGAGAATCATCAAAAACTTCTCTATCAGGAAGGGGTGGGTACAGATGAATAAGCGTGTTGTTTTTGTTTTGCCCGAGCCGGGAAAAGGGAAGTACTTAACAAACCCCCCTGTAGAGCAATATGAACAATTTCCTCATGTAGTGGACGCCATACCTGTTCGAGGAGTTTCTCCTGAACTTTGCTACATTCGAGATGGGGTAGTCGTTAGTGATTCTCCCCCGAAGTTGTGTGAAACCGACTATTCCACCGCAGACCTAGTAAGACAGGTTTTAAACGAAGATTTAAAAGTCCTCGATTTACGACTATCCGCAGACATAAAAACCGCAAGTGAGTTAGTAGACGTAAAAATACGTGAATTAAATCAAAGCATTACACGTAAGTGCGTTATAGGTTCGGTTTGTTTGGTGATTGTTGCTGCTTTAGTAGTAGTTTTAAGGCTTTAGGATTATTGTTGCCCCAACTTAACAGTATATAGATAGAGATGCCTAATCATTTAGAATCAAAAACCATGGCAGGACTGGCCCTTATACTCGGGATAGCGGTTCTGTGCGCCCTTTTAGGGAAGCTCTCCGAAGAGATGGTGGAAGTTCTTAAATGGGTTGGCTCTAGCTTCCTCGGCATGCGCGCTGTAGCGAATGTAGCGGAGAACCTTAAAAAGTGAGTATTTTAATGGGGCCTACCGGCAACCTCATTAAAGGCCATGTTCTAGATTGCAATCAAAAAGCTTTTGACGAAACCCTACAGTTCTACGACCGTTTCCTCTACTCAAAGTGGAACAAAGAGAAGTTTCATGGTCGTGGTTGTTGGGAAATTCGCCGCCGTCCAGAATTCAATACCGCACTTGACGTGTGTGAATACCAAGGTCAGCTCTTATTTAAGGTAGGGCCTTACGAGAACGACCTAGTTCACCACATACTCGATACGCAGTTTTTGAATTATGATATTCTACGCTACTTAAAGCAACAGGATACTCGCCAGTTTGGCGGTGGAACAGCGCAGGAAGCCGCTCAGAAGTGGCAAGACGAACGGGAACGCCAGTCTAAGGCGTCTAAAGAATTAGCGGCAGCACACGGTCAACGTCTCCGCAAAGACGCTTCGAAATCGTTTAAGAACGAGATTAAAGCATTTAAAGAATATGTAAAAAATGGGGGAAATCCGCACCTCATTGCCGCCCACTGGGATCATGTGGACGCGCTAGAATAGCGGATCAGTCGCCCTACTCGGGCTTTATAGGAGTCTTATGCCAATCGTTGTTAATGCCACTCAAGAAGAAATTACTATCAAGGTTGTGGGGAACTATTTCAAGTTCGGTCCCGGAAAAGCCAAGACCATGAATACAGATATTGCATCCTGGATTCAAACCAATCCCGGTGCCAAGGGTTGCGGCCTGGCAGTACTTCCAGACCTTTATCAAGACGGCGAGGAGATTGACGATGTATCTCCCGCTGCTATGAAAGAGCGTCAAGAAGCGCAAGAAGAACTTAAAACACAAGCATGCGAAAACGCATTAACTGAGTACTTAGAGAAGTACCGCCGTGTTATCTACAACAACCAAGTTTCACTTAAACAGGATCTCGGTAAAGCCAACATCCAAGCTGACCCAGCGGTGTTTGCTTCTAAAGGCGAGCTAGAGGCTATGCGCCTTGTCGCTAAGTATCAGAAGTCTGCGGAAGACACCGAACAGCTCAAGATCGACGAAGTTAAGAAACTCATGAAGAACGTGACCGGAACTTAATGTCAATCCCTCTTTCAGCAGGCACTCTTGGCGGATACATCACGGCGGTTCGGGATCTCCTGAACCAGCCAGATGCCGCGAATTCTTTTTGGAGCGACCAAGAGCTTACACGCTACCTGAACGAGGCCATTCGACTTTATTTTCTAGAGGTCACAAATAACAACGAGGGGTTTTGGACTAAGGTCGAATACCTGGACATCGTGAGTGGCGTAGATACCGTCGCACTCCCTTCCGACTGCTACCAAGTAAAGGCCGTTTACCAGCAAGTCAACCAAGGCTGGGTAGTTCTCCCTTACCGTAACGATATCTCACAATCATACTCTACGCAGGGAGGTACGGACTCTAACACGTACTTCCCCTCGTATTTTTTCCGCGAGAACAATCTCGTACTTCGTCCAGTACCAAACTACTCCAAAGCGGGCACACTTCAGGTTGAGTACATTTACTTCCCCGACGTGCTTATGCAGGTGGGGGATGTAGTGTCTGCTAATATGATGCCCGTCTTTCGTCAAGTCATAGAAATGTACGCCGTTTACAAAGCGAAGATGAAAGAATCCCTCGTTAACGGAGTGGATACCAGCGCGCTTGCCAAGGCAAACTTCGCGGAAGTTGCAAAGCAGTTTAAAGACGTAGTTCAAAGCCGAAGCAAATATCCAATCTTTGTTAAACCTTGGAGTCCTGAAAATGGCTTTTAAGGACGAAGCTACTAAGAAGGCTTACTACGAGAAGCGCGGGGACTACATCCGGGAACGCCAGCGTAGGTATTCCCGTGAAAACAAGGCTCAAGAACTAGCCCGAGCGACGGCCTGGAGAAAAGAAAATCCAGAGTATGTTAAGCAAAAGAAGCGGGAAGATTTTATCCGTTCTCAATATGGTCTGGATATTAAGGACTACGATGCTATGTACCTAAAGCAAATGGGTATGTGTGCTATCTGTGGAATTCCGGAGGCCGCCTTAGGCCACAAAATGTGTGTCGACCACGACCATGCCACAAGTAAAGTCCGAGGACTTTTGTGTAAACGGTGTAATGCCGGTTTAGGTCAATTTAAAGACAAGGTCGACGTCCTTGAACAAGCAACTATTTATCTCAAGAATGCCTCGTAAGGAGTTTTATGCGTCTCGAACCCTGTGATTCTGTAGTCCTCACCGTAACCGCCTCTGCGATCATCTCGGACCGCCCGTGCATCGTTCAGGGCGCGTCGGTTAGCCCAGCCGCCGCGGTCGGAACACTTTCCCTGTATGACCCTATTGCCCAGGGCGTAACCACCACGGTAGGCGCTACTCTCCGTATTCAGGCTAATGCCGCCGCTAACGGCGCAACCGGGGCTCATCCCTGTTCAGCAAGCGGCGTAGCGTTTCAAAACGGCTGTATTGCGGTCGTAACCGGCGCGGGCGCACTCGCCACCGTCACCTCCGCTAAGATTTAATGGCAGATTCCCGTAAAAACGGCCAGTTCGTCGAAACTCAGTACTTCGACAACGTAGGCGGTTTAAACATCTCTGACTCCCCCTTTAAAGTTAAGGACACCCAGTCTACTGGCGGTGCTAACTTTGAGTATACCCAAACAGGTGGGATTCAGAAGCGGCGCGGGGCTCAGAAAATTAACACGGTTGCTGATACACAACTTCGAACGCACGGAATTGATGTATACGTTACTACGGCTAATACAAAAACGATTATTCGCGCAGCAGAGCGAAAAATTCAGGCCGTTGACACCGGGGCGTTGACTTTTACAAACCTAACAGAAGACACTACTGCTGCTGGGTCCGACGCGTTTCCCTCTGGCACGCTGACCCCCACTTCCTACGCCCCCTTCAACACGGACACTGTGTCTCTTTTGAACTTTGATGGTAATACCGACGCCGTCTATTCCGTGTACTCACCCTCGAAATACACCCGCAACGGAGCGGTGACTCCTGCTGGCACGTTCACAGCCACCACGATATCGGGTGGTGGATCTTGGACAACGACAGGAACGTTTAAGTACGCGGTGAGCTACTCCAAAGCCTCTACGGGGGCCGAGAGTAACGCATTTGGGTCGGTAGCCGCTACTGTCGCCGGAGTGACAAATTCCGTTGTTTTAACGTTCTCAGCTCTGACCTCCGTAGACACTGTCACCTACAATAGACTAAATGTTTATCGTTCGGCAGTTAGCGGCGCAGATGATTTTACTACGGGCGACTTGGTGGCGAGCCTCACGCTACCGGTAGTATCTTACACAGATACCGGAACGGCCTCACTGCTTGTTCAAAACGTTCCTCGGGCTAACTCAGTAGTGCTTGACAATTCTACACTGCCCGCCGGGACGTATAACGTTCTTACCCTCTGGAAGCGGCGCCTCGTAACTGCAACGGGAAACGTGCTTAGATTTTCGGAACTGAATGCGCCAGAGTCCTGGCCTACGGTAAACACCGTTACAATTCCTTCCGGCGGTCCGATTACGGGTCTTGCTGTCATTGCGTTCAACACTGATTTCGGAAACGATGAGTATCTAGCGATATTTCAAGAGCGGCAGCTGTGGCTCGTTCGTGGGAATGACTACTCGGACATTACCCTGTCCTTTATTGACGCGGTGGGGTGTGCAAATCAGGCCCTTATTCAACTCGCAAATGGTTTTTTGACCTGGATTGACTACCGTGGGATTTATCTTTGGGACGGATCTGGGAAACCAATCTATACCTCACAGTCCATAGAACCGTTTTTCGCGATCGACGGGGATCTTGACAAGTCCCTTCTAATTTATGGCACCTCTTCCTATTTCAGAAACAGGAACATGGTGTACTGGTTCCTTTCCTCTAAAGTAACAGGGGAACAAAAACTGGCGATTAAAATGGATCTCCGGTTAACGCTCCCCGGCGTTGAGAGCACTCTATCGGGCCGTGTTATCCCAGCGGTGTTTGTGGATGATACATCTACAATTCCTATCTACGGCGCTAAAGCATATTTACCAGCCTCCCCTAACGAAGTAATGCTGACCGGAGACGCTTCGGGATTCGTATACCTAGCATACCAGCAATTTTCAGACGCTGGCGTGGGTATTGATTTTCAGTACTTAACTCCGTTTCTTGACTTAGGCTCACCAAACGTAGACAAGCGTTTTCATAAAGTCATTCTGTGGGTTGACGCTCTGGGCACCTGGGATATTACGCTTGATTATTGGGCCGGATACCGCGCCAGTCTTTTACAAAAATCTACGTTGGTAGCGCCGGTAACTACACAAGCGCAAAACTCCACGGCCCTGTGGGACGTTGCTTATTGGGATCAGTCCTTCTGGGACGACTACACGCAATCCTTGGCTCCCGTGGTTTTTAACTTAAACAACGCGCAAGGTAATTCAGAAGGCGACTGCATTCGCCTTAACTTCCGTAACAACGGGGTAGATGAACCTATCACAATTTACGGCTACACGATTATTTGGACAGAGAAGGGCATGAAACACTAATGGCAACCTGCGCGGTCAGTGGAAACATCTTAGACCCAAGCGGCACGGCGCTCACAAGCATCGAGGTTTCAGCGCGCGTCAACCAAAGCACGTTGTCGGGTTCGTCGCTCATAGTTCCTTCGTCAATTGCGACCGCCACCGACTCAAGCGGGAACTGGACTCTAACTGTGCAGCAATCACTGAGCGTGATTTTCACAGTACAATACCCCCCAGTAGGCACGGAGCCTATGCGGGTTGAGAATTTTACAGCAAACATCCCTGCGGCGGCTTCCGCCCAGTTTAGCTCTATTTTGGTGGTGGAATAATGCCGACGCTAGTTTACCCAACCGGAGATTTCGTACCTTTTACTAAAATCCTATCGAGCGAGGTAAACGGTAAGTTTAACGCAATTACTACCCTCCTGAACGTTACGAAGCTTAACTCTGTAAACGTACAAACGGGTGGCCTCCTCTACAATAACATGACGGTCACTACGTCCATGCAGATTGTAGGCACAAGCTCAGCTGGAGTGATGACGACTCAAGCGGTTGTTCTCCCAGGCCAGGGCGGAACAGGGTTTTCGTTCACCGCTTCTACCCTAAACGCTGCGTTAGTTGTTCAGGGTAATTCTACTGGGTCAGCTTTAACACTAGACGTTGTCCCTGTCGATCCTAGCGTTAAGATGTATCAATGGAATCATTTTCTTTAAGAGGTAATCATGGCATCAAGTCCTAGTTTTGTTGGTACACCAAAGTTTGCAAACATCATTTTAAACGCAACAAATGCGGGTGACTCGGCATATATTAACCCCACCACGATTGCTACAGTGCTCACGATTGGAGTAACTGGGGGTCGCGTAGACACCGTATATCTACGGCCTACCGGCACAAATGCCTCCTGCGTGGTCCGGTTCTTCGTGGACACCGTGGGATCTGGCGGGGTCGCTAATCGCCTTGTTCAAGAGGTGTTAATTCCGGCATCTACTTCCAGCGGCGTAGCTGCTCTTGCTGGCAACGTTTGGTCAGCTCGTTTAGTATTACCGGCTGCGAGCGTACTTCGCGCTACGGTCGCAAACACCGCAGTAACGAACGGTGTGGCTGTGTCTGTTGAATATGGTGAGTTCTAATGGCGTCTTTAGATTACGGGATGAATGGTTATAACGTCGTTAATGCAAACGGCGAAACCTCACCCCTACCTATCTGTGTTTTATACGGAGGACCCTCAGCGTCTCTTCCTCTTACGGCGTATTTTAGTGAAAGGGGACCAGACCCCTACGCGTTAGCGGTTGAGAACGGGGCGGTCGGCACGGGGTGTTCTGCAATACGAACTAACGTATCTGGTCTTTGGGAAATCTCTTATAATATAGCTTTTACGGGAGCGGGAGCCGGGGCTGGAGAAATTCAGCTATACGTGGATAAGAACATTACTTTTGACGGATCGGGTAATTGGAATCCTGGGGTAGCAGGGAATTCTTACGTTATCGGAAACCAGCGAGTTTTGACTGCAACCGGCGTAACCTCCTCCAGCACGAATACCATAACGGTTTTTCTTGAGAAAGATTGCTACGTGTCTTTATACCTACGAAACGGCGGCGGTACTTTACCGACGCAGGCGGCTATTGACGGCGTGTACTTTTCCCTTAGGTGTGTGAGTACCGACAATAATAAAAAACTGGCGGTTCAGACTTAATGTACGCTGCTTACCTCCTAGAAACGCAAGGAAAGCACATGTTCGAAACCCCACACGGGTTTCTGACCTACGGCTTCAACTGTGTCCCTGGACTAGAGAAGCAGCATGTCTATATAGAGGACCTCTACGTTGTTCCCGAAATGCGTAAAACACACATCGCGGCTACGATGGCTAACGAAGTGTGCCGAATCGCGAAAGAACGTGGAATATACGCTTGCGTAGGATCTGTTAATAAACAAACTAAGACGCACAAGTCTTCTGAAAAAGTACTTCGCGCATATGGTATGGAAAAATTCAGTGAAGACGCCTTCACGGCATGGTTTATTAAAGGAATTGGATAATGGGTAAAGCAATTAAAGCGCTGCCAACAGTGGCGACCGGCGGACTAAACCTCGTGGGTAAAAAGCTCGGTATTGGGCTTGAAGACGAGCAGGGCGCGTATCTCACTCCCGAGCAAAAGGCACAAAAAGAAGCGCAGGCGTATTACGCCGACTATGATAAAAACATGGGCGCTGCCACCAAAGGCGTTCAAGAAGGTGCATTCACTAAAGACGTTTTTGGACAGGGCGGCTTACAGTCACAGCTCGCCAGTGAAAACGCAGATCTCTCTTCTCGTGGTTACTCTCTTCAGCAACCTGACTACGAGGCATACGGCCAAGCGTCTGGGGATATTGCGCGTCAGTTTGGACAGCAAGAACAGGACGTGTCTCAGTCATTAGCCCGTCGTGGTCTCGGCGGTGGGTCTTCCGGCGCAGCGGGAGCCGCATTCTCTGGACTAGCGGGAAATAAAAACGAAATGCTCGCTAAGGCGCAAACTAATATTGCACAAAAGCGTATGGCGGATACTACGCAGCGTCTTAATAACACACGTAGCATGATGAGTTCCCTTGCTAATCAAGGCACTAACCTTGCTAATAGTTCTTGGGCACAGAAAGGCTCCTCTCTGAATGCTGCGGCGGGCAAAGAGTCCGATATGAACGTGCAAAATAGCGAAACCCTTGCGGCGCAACAAGCCGCGATAAAACCCGGTCTATTTAGCACAATCGGGCAAGGCCTCCAACGTGGTATTGGGCAGGTTGCTCAGCAAGCTCCTGGTATGGCACTCGGCGCTGCTACGGGCGGTGCTAGTATGGCTGGAAGCCCGTTGGCGCAGAAGAACAAATACGGCGTGGACGGTGCGGGTGGCACTACCAGCATGAGCACTGATTACTTAAACATGAGATAAGACTGACTATGGCAAGACTCACACAGAAATCTTTAGATGATGCTTTTGCTCGCGGCGGTACCGCTACCGATGCTTACGAGGGTATCCAGAAGCGAAGACAAGAAGCGAGCGAATCACAGCTTGGGCGTGACGCAGCGCTTTCGCAGCTAATTAAAGGCCAAGAACTTAAAGACACAGAGCGGACACAGAGTATTGACCAGGCGCAAGGGCTTAGGAAGCTCCTAGGAAAAGACGCCTCTATCCGTGTTGGCGATGTTTCTATGGACCCACGGAACTACGAGTCGGCTAAATTTCAACAGGGTATGGCTGACAAAGACGCGGACAACCGACGCCTCGAAACCGCCGCCGTTCAATCTGAATATAACAAGATTAGTGGTAAATCCCGTGAACAAATGCAAGCACTCAAAGAAATTGAGGGCCTACTCGCCAATCCAAGCGCAGTGACCGAAGGGCAGCTTAGAACCGCCTTAGCGCGAGCCGGTGGTGATGTAGGCGCTCTTTCCGAAGGTGACGTTCAAAGAACTTTACCTAGGACTATGGGAGCTGACATAAAAGGTGCTTGGAATTACGTGACTGGTGGTACTGAATCCCGACTAAGCCCAGAACAAATTAAGGCTGTCAATGAGCTTGTTCGGGCTAAGAAGCTTGCTACTCAAAGCAGAATGGGTGCCTCAGAAAGAGAAATCAGAACACGGGCACAGACACTAGCGCCTACTCTTAGTAGGTCTGGTGAAGTGGAAAGCGTGCTTCGTGGTCTTGGTTCCGGCGTAGATCGCGGTGGCGAAGACGACAAGGCCGCAAAGATAGACGCTGTTATGAAACGGATTCAAGAGCTAGAAGCTAAAAAAGCTGGTGGATAAGTGGCCCTCTCTGAACAAGAACTACAAGAACTAGAATTCCTCAAAGCTGAAGTAGCGAAGATCAGTAACCCAAACCGAGTTACTACGCGTGAAGAAGCACAGCGTAGGGCAGAGGAGATGGACGCTGGCGGTCTTGAGGCCGGTCCGTGGTATATGGAGATGGCTAAGGAACTTCTTAATCCGGTGGATATGGCTGCCGGTTCCTTTAAAGCCGTTGGTAGGGGCGCTCAAGCAGCAGGTAACGCTATCAAAGGTGCGGTTAAAAATACTGCGGGTAGGGCTTTAGGGTCAGCGACTGAAAGACAGGGCGTAATTGATCTCGTTAACGAAGGCGCAGATTTAGCCCCCACTGCTAAAGGCATGATTCAAGAAACCATGCAGGGTATTACCGAAAAAGGTATCAAGCCTAAGGATGCCGCACTACGTGAACTGATCCAAGGAAAAACCGGACAAATCAATCCAGACCTTGTAAAAGAAACGTTTCCAAACTACGCATCAAAACTAGCGGAACGTAGGGCACCTACTACTAGTATCGGATCTCTTGGAGAAACTATCCAAACTCCAGGTAGCTCTGGTCCAGTCGAAGTGCCTCTGCAACGCCTGCTGCGCCTAAAACGCGCTTCCGACAGTGCCGCTGGATATTCTAAGTCCGCAGCTCCGTTTCAAGAAGCAGCAGCATCCAAGAACGCGGCGGCTCGTCAAGTCGCCGACGCAGCCCGAGATCAAATCTACGAACAAGCACCGGGCTCAAAAGAAATGCTGTCCAGCCTGGGTAGGGATATTAAAACGAAGAGATACCTCGGAAAGAAAGCCGAGTCGGACCCAGTGGGGTTGCTTAAGTCCAAGCCGGGTACAACAAAGGACTCCGTACTAGCTAGTGCAGATACTACCGCAGGCACCGATCTTCGAGGTTATGGGGATATGATCGAGAGCGCGGCTGATCTGCAAATGAACCCTAAAAACTATCTCAGTTTTTTTGGTGCTTTACCAGAAGCGCGAAAAGCGGTTACTCGTGGTGTAATTAAGGCTGGGTCTGTAGTAGATCCGTTAGCTCAGTACCTAGGAGGTACAAAAGCCGCCTCTACTTCCGCGAACGCTCTGGGCTTTGGCGCAGCTAAATACGCTACTGACGCTATGGACGATCCTGCCGTTAAGTCTGGTGGATGGTCGGCTCAAGACGAGGAAGAGCTTCAGCAGCTTAAAAGCATGCTAAAGGACGCCAGATAGTATGCACGAAGATATCAGGGACGATGTCAAAGCTATCAGGTCGGATATATCCGAGATAAAGACCAGCGTAGCGATCAACACTACCTCACTCGTTCACCACATGGCCCGTACTGAGGTAAATGAGCGCCGTCTCGAAAAGCTTGAGTACTGCCTAATCGGTCTGGCTGTCGTCGCAGTCTTGGGTGGAGTCGTGAAGCTGCTTATCTCTTAGTGCGTAAATACGCGACGGCCTTAATCAAATTATCTACACTATCTTGAAAATGCCCAAGCCCTGAGTTGCATTTTGTGCAAAGAAGCCCCCGAACTCTGCCGGTAGTGTGGCAGTGATCCACCGACAAACGGTTCATTCCATAAACAGGCTCGTGGTTGCATATAGCGCATTTACCGTTCTGTAGCTCTCTACCATTACTAGGCATCGTTAATACTACTTGCGGTCCCGTTGACTCATGAACGCCGGTTATATCGATCGATTTTCGCTTCGGATAGACGTAGCCCATTAAGTTAATGAGTACGTCGGCTTTCTTGTCTGGGGAAAGGTCTGGCAAGAGTTCGGCTAAATGCTGGATAATATCCAACCCATGCATTTCGAGGGAGGCCTGTAGGTCCATTGTTTGTTTGTTTGTTCGGCGTCCCGCGCTTTCTTCCACTTTTCGCCGGTTTAGTTTGCCCACTTTGAAATTTCGTCATGCCTCTATTTTTCACTACTTTAGTGGAGAAATCCACGTGACCTCCTCCCACCAGTTGCTCCGTGGGTTGTACGCCAACCGCCAGGCGGTCAGTCATTGTTGTCATTTGCGGGCGTTGAACCGTCGTTAAAGATCCCCGAGATTTGATGCAAATCTTTGCGGCACCTGCCCCCCTACCCAGTTAGCGTGTCTTTACTGACATGGTGCAAGTGTTTGTAATTACTATATAACCTAAAATAATTTATTTGAGAATATAGTTATGCTAAATACTAGTATAACCTGTTGATATTACATATTGTAATCAAAACAGATATACGCAGGAATGTGTTTATAATATTTGTTATATCAATCTTTATCTAAGGGTTTATAATTAGGACATCTAATCATGGCTACCACCGTCTTTTCTTCCATTTTGAAGAGGTACAGAAAGCAGTCTGGCTTGCCTCAGAGCAGAGTGGCAGAAATTTTGGGCGTGAAACAGGCTCGTGGTTGCATATAGCGCATTTACCGTTCTGTAGCTCATTCATGTTGTAGTAATCCGTCGCGGTGATCCCGAATCTTTTAAATGTGCTGTCCCGGTAGTTTCGGCTCTTACTTGTGGCTACGCTGATCCGCTCTTTGTTTTCCTGATACCAGTTTTTATTCCACTCTTTGGAACTAGGGGCTAGGTAGTAGTGGGCCTGACAGTATCCGGACTTATTGTCCTTCCTTAGTCGGTATCCACATCCGTCCCACCCACACGTCTTACCTTCTTGCTGCATAGGCACCTAAAAACACTCCCAAGGCCAGCCACACGACTTTATTCTCATACCAAGCCGAGCCCCTTGACCGGAGTTCGGCTATTTCTTTTTGGTCGTTCTGGCGCGCTTCCTTATACAAGTCCACGCCGAGCGAGCAAAGCTGAGCTTCCTTCACCTTCGCGTACAGCGCTTGATCGCATGCTTGAAGTTTCTCATCGGTCGTCGCGCTTAAGGCGCTCGTAACTAGCAAGAAGTTCATCAGCAACATCGCGGGCCATTTCACGTTCTTTTTCATTAACACGAATATCTCCGTTCGTTTTCTCCGCATTCAGTGCGGACTCGGTTGCGTCCAGTTGACGAGACTTACGAAGAAGCAGCGCACTTAGAATAGTGATTACCGCTGCACCGATGAGTCCCACATACTTTTTAATTGTTTCCATTATATCCCCGGCTTGAGCGCCGCTTTCTTACTCCTACTGAGTAAATTCTCTTTTCCTCTTACAATTGCACCACAGGAATTGCACCGGTATCGCTGGTACTTACCTTGTCCCTTGTAGGCGTAGCCGTTCCGTGTCAGTTCGGGACTAGCGCAGGCTGAGCACACAGGTCCCTCGGATTTTGTGTATTTCCCGAGGTCGATTTTGATCCCCCACGGGCGGAGTTTGAGATACACCTCTTCCAAACAATACACATCGTGTTTATTGTAAAGCTGCATATCCTTCCACGCAAGAGGATTTCCTAGTAGGCACTCTTTCCACAAGTCTTTTCCTGGGAACCGCTTATGCTTAAGCTTTTGATGTTTTGTTTTTAGAACCTTACACAAATACTCCAAGGAGTTGGACGTAAATTTAAACCGACCCTTTGCAAGCCGCTTTGTATCAATGTGCTCCTTCTCGGGAAGTGGGTCTAGCCCATGCTCAATAAACTTAGCGTTAAGTTTGGGTAAGTCGAAGGATTTTCCGTTTTGTGTGAGCAGTACATCACAATCGTTGATTAGCTTCCAAATGCCTTTTAATATGACGCTTTCGTTGCGTTTGTTCTTTTGCTTAGATACGTCTTGGTAATACATCTTGGGCTCATCAACGAATTTTGCGGCCCAACTCGCAATCGTCCAATCTTCTTCGATATCACCAATATTGAAATTGACATCATACATCTGCCAGCTTGTTAGCTTCATGTAAAACGTTTCAATATCTAGCGCTAGAATTCGTGGCTTCTTCATTTTTTGGGCTCCCATTTATAGTGCTCCTGATCGAAACCACGTTCCCGAAGGAGTTCGCGGAGTTGTTTAAGGCGACGTTTTACTTTGTCTTTCGACACGTAGTTCTGCTCTTTGGCAACATCAGCGGCAGACAGATTACGGCAATACTTAGCCTCAAGAAGTTCAAGGTCCCACTCGTCCGTAAAACCGTAGTTCTTCATGAGTTCGGTAAACTTTGAGTGATCGAACGACCAGAAGTGTGCTTGAAACGCGTTCATGGTCATCGACGAGATAGCGCCCTCTGACACGTTAGGGAACTGACCGTCACGCATCTGAGGAAGCATGGCTTCGAGGTGCTTACAGGGATTTTTACCGGGTGCGCAGTTACAGGACTCCCATTCTCTTAATTTCGTCACGTAGTGCCTCCTTTCCTGATTCAACTAAGATGTCGTTAAAGTCTTTTTCCACGAGAAAAATACGCACGTCCTGGCAGCCTAACGTAATTAGTTTTGCTTTCGTTTCAATCGCTGCTTGCGCGCCAGCCGCGTCGGCGTCAACGATGAGATCGACCCGTCCGTACCGGGCGTAGTCTCCCAAGTGTCTTGTTCCGGTTTTGCTGTAGAAATCGCCTGCGCCGCCTGGCGATATAATATCGAATGGTGGTTCAAGTACTCCGAGGGATAAACTATTGAACTCGCCTTCAACGAGTACGAGGTGGTCTGCATTACCTTGCGAGACAACAAACGGCGGCTTAGAGTGCCCACTAGGGCCACGATATTTACTACCTGAGTCAGCGCCCAAGATGCGCTTTTTGTAATAAGAATCATCGCCCCACAGCAGATAATACCCAGTGCTATCAGAGGGTAGCGAAAAACCCCGAATCTCTTTGCGTTCCAAACGTTTGATGCGCTCGATGCTAGACGCAACGTCTTCGACGTAAGTGACCTGGATGCGTTCGCCTGGTGCGAGGCCCAGCTCCGAAAGGGGGCCGGATTTTCCGCAGCAGAACGAGTAGTATCCGTTGGTATATGCGACGGCACTGGGGGTCTTCTCCTTATGATGTGGACAATGATATTTTTTACTCATTTGCGATACCGGCAATACAAAAAAGGTTTACCGTTCTGCTTTAAACTCAAGATCTGCGCATTCCCTGCCCAGTCCCGACATTTCTTCGCAAGGCTTAGCATCGCCTTCTGTTGTGCTTTATCAAACTTCGTAATATCTGGAAAACTTGCACTCTCGATCGCTTTATTAGGGTTTAGTGTCACTACAAAAAGCTCCTGTCCAATAGAGTAGCACACCCGATCAACACCAGCAGGTACCAGCGCGTAGTACTTATCAAATCCAGTGGCGTAAAACTTATTCTCGAAGGAGATCACCGAACCGTGTCCTGGCGGTCTACCCACAACGTCGTCACAAGCCCCCTGCCCGCCTTTGACCTGCTTCCATCCCTCCCTGGATACGTCTTCCCAGCCGTGGCGTCTCAGCTCATCCCTGAGCATACGCTCCCCCCTGGCTCCTTTTGAACGAGATGCCTTACCCATAAAGAAATTCCGCTTGAGAAAGACCTGAATTTCCTTCATACCGCATCGTGGTATAGCACGACGCGCAGTAGTAATAGTTTGCCGTCTCATTCTCACATCTTTTGCACTTTCTAGCCACAACACCGGGCGCAAATATTACACTGTAACGCATAGCCTGGCTTTTAACCCGCGGTGCGTTTGCTTGAGCAAGCTCTTTCCGTTCCTTTGCACGATAAAGAAGCTGCTGCTTTTTATAGCACTCTGGGCACTTTCGCCGTTGCCACCGTTTACCGTGTTCGTCCTTAAACGCTACTTGACCCCCAATTTTACCGTCAATAATCCTGCGTTTAACTACTTGACAAGTGTTGCACTTGCACATATCGGATTCAGTTTGAGTACTTTGGGCAGTAGTGTGTGTGACGGGTTGCGCCAATTGAGTCTCCTCCGCAGCAGCATTTATTATCTCGGTCGTTAGCGTTTCCTAGCAGCTTTAAGTC